GCAGACCTACGCGCCCGACACCGTGACGCAGGAGCGGTGTCGGGGAACAGCGGAGGGCAAACCGGAGGTCATAATCTCTCGACCCGAAGACCGCAGCGGTTTTTAGCCGAAGCGGAGAGCAGCGGAGCCTCGGCCAAAAATGCTCGGGCTTGGCGATGCTTAGGACGCAATCGACTGACGGAGGGAGTGTTCGTAAAGACGGCAATCTCCGTGCTCCGGGTGGGGTTGATAATCCTGGCATTGCCATCGGCCGGCGGCGATAAATCCTCTCTGCCCTGCAAGGGCGACGTATCGGCGTCGCAGACGATGAATGAAAGGAACGTGCCGGGGGCCTGGAATGTAGGCGGCTTCTTCCTCTGTGGGTGGGAGGAACGCGGCTGACAGTATGGCATCCGCGCGATTGGAGGAAGGAACGAAGCAGACCGGCATCGACGGCTCGGAATAGCAAGCGGAGTCATCGGGTTGACAGCGGAACGGAAGCGAGGCGACACCGTAGGCGCAGCCGGAGGTGTCGGTGTTAGCGAGAGTGCAGCCGTCAAAGAGTTTATGACCGCAGGTGCAGACCTACGCGCCCGACACCGTGACGCAGGAGCGGTGTCGGGGAACAGCGGAGGGCAAGCCGGAGGTCGTAATCTCTCGACCCGAAGGACGTAGCGGTTTTTAGCCGAAGTGGAGAGCAGCGGAGCCTCGGCCAAAAATGCTCGGAGGCGGCGATGACTGGGGATGCGAGCGACTGACGTATTGAGCGGTAAAATGCCATTGCAAAAGCCACGTTCCGGGGGGGCGATAATGGAAGCCGCCTACATTCTGCCCTCGGCGTCAAATCCATACTGCCCGAAAGGGCGAGAAACGACCGAGTGCCACGGGCTAATCTCCGTGCGTTCATCAGTCCTCTTATGGGTTGGAGGATGGTGGCGGATGGCGGCAGTGCGCCGATTGGAGGACGGAGAGCAGATGCCTGTCCTTACGGGTCGGAATAGCAAGCGGAGGTTTCGGGGCACACTGGAATGGGAACGAACCCGACACCGTAGGCATAGCCGGGGGTATCGGGGGTAAAGTGGGAATGGAAGTGTGAAGATAGTTTGTAACCGGAGATGCAATGAAGCGCCGCGAGCCGTAACAGAGCGGAGGTGGCGCGGAGGCACGGAGCGGCAATCGAAGCGGCGTGGAGGTGTCGTGGAAGAAGCGGAATGGAATTGCAGGGCGCAATCTATCGACCAGAAAACCGCAGCGGTCGTTAGTCGAAGCGGAGAAACGTAGCCTCGACCAACGATGCTCGGACACGTAAGGATATAGGCATCAATCGGAGGACGTATTGAGGTCAGTATGGCCGACATCCGCCACCAGCCGGGAGGGTCAAAACAGATGAACGCACCGAATAAAATGGCATTGCTCCGCAATGTAGGACAAAACGAGCCACCCTCACGGGCAGCTCGCTCTGCAATTTATGAAAAATGAAACAACTTATGAAGAAAGTTCTACTCTCCGAGTGGAAAATGTTCAGTGTTTGCGGTAGAAAACGTAGAACAGAATACCTGCGATGACAAGCGCGATTATGAGAACCGCAGTGCCGTCTGGCGGATTATACAGGCGCGTCGTGGCGGTGTGTTCCGTCGAAGACTCGGCGGCGGATTGATGATAGGCAACCGTATCAAGCCGGTTGAAGGCTTCAACCTGATTTCTCTGAACACGCCGCTGATCACGGACGCGCCCCTTGGTGGCTTTCAGCCGAATGACCTCCGGCTTCTCGGCGTATGCCGTCGGACGCTCCACTTGGACTTCGAGGGTGTCGAAGTCGAAAGATGTGGAGCGCATCATCGAATCGATTACGGCGATTGTACGGTGATGCTCCGACCGGGCTACGGAATCGACTGCAAGGGACTTGTCCTGTTGCAGTTCCTTATGGGAGCGGCACGAGGTAATGAGTGCCAGCGCGAGGATGAAGATTAACGACCGCATAGCTCAGGCTCTTTCTGTACGTTGAACGAAGGACACGCCTTGTTCGCGAACTCGTTGTGTCCGTGGACTGTGGCGCCGGGATATTTCCTGCGCATCTCGGCAACAAGGCTGACGAGCGCGGCACGTTGCGCCGGAGTGCGCGTATCTTTGGGCGGATAATCCCCTTTGGCGTTCTTCGTGGCGGCGCAGCCTCCGATGTAGCATATTCCGATGGAATGTGGGTTGTGGCCCGTGGTGTGTGCGCCGACCCGGTTTTCAGGACGGCCACGGTGAACGGAGCCGTCGCGGTATATCACATAGTGATAGCCGACATCGGAGAAGCCCCGTGCAAGATGCCACTCGCGGATTTGGGCGACGGTATAATCCTTCCCCTCCGGCGTAGCCGAGCAATGGAGGATTATCTTGTCGATGCGCCGGGTGTTCGGTGACTGACCGACACCCAAGGCGGTCCAGGTCTTCGGGCCTACGATGCCGTCCACGGCGAGGCCGTGCGATTTCTGAAAATCGCGGACGGCTTCATCTGTGATGGGGCCGAAGATGCCGTCGGCGATAAGGTTGAGCTTGCGTTGCAGGGTGGCAACCTCATTGCCCCTGCTCCCTTTCCTGATTGTCTTTGTCATGGGATTTGTATTTGTAGTGGTAATCGATGCCGAACAATGCCCCCGCGAAAGTCAGTATCTCGCCGAAGGCGACGAGAACGGAGTTATGAATTTCGCCGGGCGGAGGCATAATGAAGCCGGAAATCAGGAGGCCGCAGCCGACTACTATCAGCAATATTGCGGATAGTAGCTGAATTGTAGGCTTATGCTTGTGGAGATTCATAATTTTGTGGGTTAAAGTATTGTGTATGTGGAGAATTATTTGTAATTTTGCGTTAGTCAAGTATCATTCGAGCTACCAAGACCGGACACCTCTCAACGATGTAAAGCCAAGCTAATGAAACCGAGTACCACTGATTTTATGTGAAACCAAGCTAATTAACCCGGACACCTCTGAACGAAAGTGAAGCCAAGCTAAGAAATGTGGATACCTCTGACGTATGCGAGATAGCATTCCGGTTCGGGCTATCTGTGTCGAAGCATTTGCGATAGCATCCCCCGCAGGTTTCCTACGGGCTGTCGGATAGAAGTTTAACTGATAGCATCCCCCTTGTGGCTCCGCCACGAGGGCTATCTTTTTATATGGGGGTATCACTTTCCGAAGTGCCATGTCTTAGTCGAGGGATTGTAGATGACCGAGAACTCGGCGAGCGAGCTTACGAGGTTAGCCGTGGTGATGAGCGAGCGGCCCGGCAGGATTTTCTTGGCGAAGCCGATGGCGAAGCGGAGACGGATCATGCGGTGCTTTTTCGGATTCTTGGGGTCGAGCAATGAAATGACCGAGCGACCCCAGCCGATGCACGGTGTTCCGTCCTTGCGCGTGTGGAGCTTGACAAGAGCCGTCGGCTCGTTGGAATAGCCCTGCGCCGTCCGGCAAAGGTCATAATGTGGATTGGTACTGAAAGTAAGGATATTGCCGGTGGCAATCTTCACCATGTAGTAAGTGCCGAACAGATTCCAGCCCTTGCGCTTGTCGCAGTATTTTCTCGGCGTGTCCCCGGCGGCGATGGCGACTTTGTCGCGCCACGGGTTGCGCTTGCGCGTGAGCCGGAAAATATAAGGCACATAGCCGTCGGCAACGAGCTGCTGCGCTCCATAGAGCCTGAGGACTCCATTCTCGGCTGTAACCTGAATCTGTGCGGAGTTATACAGACCTTTCGAGCCGTCGGTCATGCCGAGTTTGGCCTGGACGGTTTCGAGGATTTTCTGAATGTCGGCAACGGCGCGTCGGGCGTTGTTAAGGTCAGTGACCTGCTGCGCCCGCATAGCCCCGGCTCGCTCGGTGGTCGCTTGATTGATGATGGTCGCGTTCTCGTTTGTCATCTGCTGACCGGTAAGAAGGTCGATGAACGTGTTCGAGAGCCTTACGAAGTTACGGTCAGCCGGGCCCTGCTGCAAAGTGCAGACGGCGGTATGGCTGACTTTCGAGAGCGCGTTATACCAGCTGCCGAGGATGGCCTGTGTCTCCGAGGTTCCGGCGGTTGCGAGAAGGTCTGCGATGCGTTGCAGGATATAGCCCAACGACTCCGGGGTTATGGAGTCTTTGGTCTGCAACTTGCGAAACTCGGCAATGAGTTGAGAAAGTGATTTGGTATCAATAGCCATAACTGATGCTGTTTATACGACAAAGTTATGGCGTCCGTTATACCATAGAAAAGACAGGAAAATTTCGTAATTTTGCAGTATGGATAAGAAGCTCAGACACGAAAGAATATTGGATTGCCGATACTATAATGGTGAGGACAATCCACCGAATAATGAGTATGCCCTGTTTTGGGATTATGAACGTGGTTGGGCAAACGGCGAACATGAAGGATGGGAAGGCGAAAAGAGAGAGTTGAAAAGTCTTGGACTTGAAAACTTTGAGCCTGACGATGGTACGCAGTATGATTTCAAGTGCTTGCTTTATAATAGATATTGCCACTGGAGCTATGGTTTCGAGCCGGAAGATTTTCTTGCTTGGTATATCAACAAATATCAGAAACCTCGTATGACAAATAGGCAGCGAAGGTATTTGCACCGCAAAACAAAACTGCTGAAATTATGTCGATTTTATAAGGGCGAGGAAGATTGCCATTATAACGAGTCTAAAGATGTGCATTTTTGGAAGTATGAGAAGATATGGGTCGATAGACTCTCTCAATCATATACCTATGCCGATAAATGGAGAGACGAACTGATACCGTATAAAAAGATTCAAGCCTATATAAAGGAACAGGGCTTGCCAAGTTCTTATATAGGCTTGTTGGTAAATCGAGATTTACATTGGCTCGGCATGATTGACGAGTCAGATTTTATAAACTCTATTAAGAGAGATTATCTGAAAATCAAAGAGTGACTGCACGGCGCATTATGTCGGAATTGAGGGCGTTGGAAATGGCACGGCAGAACTCCTGGCCGAGAGAGTCTGCGTAGAACTCCTGAATATTCATTACGGAGGCAAAATACTTGCGAGAGAACCAGCGCTTGCGCTTGCGACCGTTGGCTTTGCCGATGTCGCCGGGGTTTCCTCGCGGAGTATTGCGCCCTGTGCCATAGTCAACGAACAGACCGTAGGTGTTAAATGCCTGTTCGAGAGTAATGTCGATGAACTTGCCGTCGGCGGTCATTGAAATGCCGACCGTTGAGCGGTAAAGCGCCCCTGTGTCGATGACACCGAGAAGGGCGATTTGCTCGCGCCATATCTTAACCATCGTGGCGTTGAACGCCGTAACATACTTGCGGCGTTCTTCAACGCTATCTTTAACCGTTCCACTCATCAGGGTTGTATCTTAAATCGGTGAACACATCGACGGCGATCTGAAAATATGCACCTGCGGCTCCGCTGAAAAAATAGCGGTCAATCTCGTTGAACGATATTCGGGGGTCAAGGTAGATGCAGTTCTGCTCTAACCTGACCTTTTCAGGGAGAAGCCGCGACATGAACTGACGGAACAGTTCGCGCATGATTTCCATGCACTCGGCGCGAGCCGCCATATCCTCGGCGGCGTGCCGCATAGCGAAAAACACCGTTTTGACGCGGCGGGTGCGCGGCGTGTTGTTCAACTCGGTATAGCCGTCGGCTATATCGCTGACGCAGACGAAAGCGGTTTGAGTCTGCGCCTCGTTGACAGCTTCCTCGAAGCCGTCAAGACCAGACACGCGGCAGAAGGTAAAACCTTCTTGCCGAGCGAGGCGGTTGGATGCGGTCAGTTCCTCGAAGAAACTGGCCGCATCCCATCTTCCGTTAAGTTGCGCTGTCATTTGGATTGCGTTTTGGCGTTCAGCTCCTTATACTCACGCGCCTGGGCGTTCAGCTCAGTGAGAGCGCGGTGAGTATCGAGCGCGAGGACTTCTTTCTCTTTGGTGGCATCGCCTTTGGTGAGGGCGCGGATCTGAGCGTTCATCGCGTCCTCGACCGATGGAGCGGACGAACCGAGAAGATTGCCGCCGGTGGCGGCATTGATTGGCTGAAAGAAGTCAGGGAATTTGCGCGAGAAGGTATCTTTGAGCGCGGCGAACCAGTAGAAGATGCTGATTCGCTCGTATGGCTTGAAGGACATTGCCTTGCCGTAGAGCGTGGCGCCGAGTTGGTCGAGCAGGTTGTCGTCCTGCGTCTGAAGATAGCCTTGATAGAGGTTGTCGCAGATGATGAAGGTCTCAAACGGCACTTCGGAGAAGTCAGCCGGGAGAGCGTGTTGGCGGTTGATTTTGGATAGCCTGACGGGAACCGTCGGCAGAGAAGCGAGCCAGTCGAGATGCGGCAGCAGCTCTGCGAGCGTCAGAGGCGTGACCTCGAAAAGAAGTTTTCCTCTTTTGAGGAGATATGAGCCGCTGTCCTGTTTGCCGATGACCTTTGTGCCGCTCCATTGGAGAAGGCATAAGGTCTTGATTTCGTCGGTGGCGAAATCATCGGCGAGTAATTGATAAACATAGCGGAGCTGTTTATCGGAAAGCTCGTGCCAGCCCTGCGGCACGATGAAGTTAATCGAGATTGTCTGCATATAAAAAGTGCTTTATCGTACTGCGAAAGTACGGTAAAGCACTCTATGCGTAAAAGACAGGAATTTAATACGCCCTAATTATGCTATAATCATTAATGATATAAATGGAAGTAATAATAAATACAGATAAAACCATAATGAACTTGTATCATTATATTTCTTTTTCCATTTACCATAATTTTTCTTTACGAGCTTTGGCGGATAGATAGCAAGAACGAGAAGATATATAGTAAGATATGCCACACCATAGGCAACCCACCAAAGCGAACCAACTATTTTCAGAGGCAAAAGAAAAATAACCGTTAACCACAATGGCCATGAAATGGCTAAACGAGGCCACCCTGATAATTGAGTGGGGCAATTATCAGCTTTTACATAAAGATAATGTAGGAAGTTCATTGAGGCGATTGAGAATATTAATATTGCAAAATTACTCAAAATCGGGCAGATACACAAGCAAAAGCCCCGCCGATTGCTCGGCGAGGCTTTTGAGTCGGGCCGTTCAATAATCCTGTTCGTGGATATTGATGCTGCTGACGTATTCGAGGCAGTCGCTGAATTTTTCGATAACGAGCATCGTGGCGAATGTTCTGCTGAACGTGAAGATGTTCGCAAAAAGGCAGGTCGATTCATCGGTGAAATGGATGAAGGCGAAGAACTTTCTTGCACCGTCGGGGCATGTCTGCGAGTAGTCGGTGAGGTTGGCGAAGTCGCGCTCAACGGGTCGTTTGTCGGGAAGTATCATATCGAATTGATTTAGAGTTATGTGCCGAAGCACTTTAGATTTTACGTGCAATCAAGTGGGAAGCTGTTTGAACCCGAACAAATATTTATCTCGTGTTTGCAGCGTAGTGAAAACCGAGGAAACGCGGAGCGCACACCTGTATTTAGAGAGCGGTGAGTTGGCGACCTAACTTTGCAAAGGAAAATCAGTGCTTCGTGCCGTTACTCCAATGCGATATGACCGACAAATGACCCTTGCGACGCAGCTTCACCGACTGCCGATTGCCCCGGCACCGCTAAAAGAAGTAACCCGAAGACTTCTTTTCATTCCGAAAGACCGGCGGCGCAAACAGCTTCGCGGTTTCCGACTGATGCCATTCGCTGAAAAATTTGGGGTTCAGCCGGATATAATTCACAATATCCGCGAGCCTCCGCGAGTTGAACGAACCCGACTGCAGGTAGCCCACGACCTGCGCTTTTACTTGCCGGACAATCTCGCTCCGCTTTTCAGTCAGATCTCCGCGCAGGTTTTCCAAGCGGAGTGCTGACATCAGTTCCGGCGACAGCCATTCTTCCGAGAGGCTTGCTTCGAGGTCAATCAACTGTGGGCGCAGTTCACAATATTTGTCCCATAGTCGTTCTGATTCCCCCGACTGTTGTGTTACAACATCAAGGGTCGGAAACAGCGTAGCGCCGAACCACCGCCCCTGCGGTGAGTCCGGCCAGCCCTCGACGGAGGGCAGATTGTGAAGAAGATGCGCCAGTGCCTTATCCCTTTCGGACAGCAGACCACCAACGAGCCGATCGACGCGCATCTTCGATGCCGGGGAAAGGTTTTGCGTACCCACGGTAGCGAAACCGTTAGGCGTGAGGACGAGGTCGAGTTGCGGCACGGCGAGGCGGTATGCCTCGACAGCAACGATATGGGCTGCGTCGGAAGCCACGGCGTCGAGCAGTTCTGCCGGAACGAAGTGGTGGCAGAACCATTGCTCGGCCCTTTCAAGGAAGGGAGCGAGTTTGTCAAAGAGCGGGGTTTCGCCTTTGACCTCGCGGATAGAGTTCGGAATATATTTCCGTAACTCGTCATTATTTGTTATTAGAGTCATCGGGGGTGTCGTTTGAATTGGGAAGTTTTATCTGCTTGGCGTCCCGGTGTTCGTCAAGCGTGGTAAGTTGGATAAAAGGAATTTCGGGGTGTACGCCCTGCCAGCCGTTGAATCGGATAATGATGCGATGCACGGTAAAGAGCAGGTCGTGATACGGCTTTTGGAGGGCTTGGGCTATGGTGTAAAGCTCGCGCTTGTCCGACCCGCTGTTGTTGCTTTGAGCTTTGCCCGGCACGGAACCGACAAGGTTACTATGCACACGCATAGTAAAGCATATCATATTGATAGCCTCCTGTATGTCGGTTTCCCAGTCGCCGCCCTCCTTACTATCGTCAATCTTGTTGATTACCACGTCGTGCTGTTCCTTGCCGTCGGGCGTAACATAGAAAGTCGAGAACCAGGCTTTCCCGCTGTTCTCGGCGCCGGTGAGGAAGTCGAGAATCTGCTGTTTCTCGGCGACGATACGCGCCTGTTGCTTGCGGCGATCGGTGATGCCCTCGGCACGGAAAATACTCTCCCAGTATTTTGCGCCGACCTCGATGTGGTATTTTATCGGCGCTGAATTTTTCAGCTTCGCTTCCTTAGCGATGCCGATAAGTTGCTTTATGTTGTACCATTTGCCCCGGAATAGAGCGCCATAATAAGGAATGGGATAATATGTGCTATCGACGGTCGGAATACGGCTGACAATAGCAAATTTCCTGATCTTTGACTTCTTGGCGAGCTTGTCTTGCAGATCTCGCCACGGAGAAGTCGGGTCGAGCAGGTCGATTTCCTCAATATCTGCGCGAGCGGATATTGGTTTGCGCCAGTTGGCGTAAAGGATTTTGGAAATACGACCGTGCTTGTCAGCCGGGGTGAAGCGACAATAACAGGCTTCCTTTCTCAACAGACGGACGATGCGCGAGCCGTCCTCGTTGAGAATAAGCACAGACACGGCGAAGCCGAAGTGTTTGAAGTCCTGACAGATGCCGAGGAAGTATGCGGCGATGTCGTTGTCAAGTAGGAAGTCTTCGACAGCCAACTTGACCGATGCGGAGGCTTCGGTGGCGCAGTATTGCAGCCCCGAACCGTAGCAGACCTCGGCGTTGAAGCACTGGCAGGTTGCCAGAGTTTCGTCTTTCTCAACGAGCGAGAGCAAGTCAAACGGCATCTGATTGTCGCCGCCCCACGGAATATAGCTAAGGCTATCGTCTACGATAGTCGGCACAATATCCACGTCCTCCTTGAACACGGACGAGGAATTGACAGTGAACGCTGCACGGGCCTCGAAGCCCGGAAGCGTTTCGACGGAGTTAAAATTGAGGGAGTCAATATCAATCATAGCGAAATGAATTGAGCGTTAGAGAAATACTTCGAGGTCGTTCACACGGAAGATGCAGCAGTCGCGTATCTTGCGGCACTCGCCGGAGGAAAGTATCTTTACGTTCCTCCAGCCGCCGTAGAACGAGTAACGCAATGAAATGACGTTACGCAGTTCCAGGATAGAGCCGTCTGATTTCCATACGGAAATATCGACAGGGTCGCCGGAGTTGAGCATGGTGCGAGCGGTAGATATGTGTATCGAGCGAGCCATAGGTTACGAATAGACTATGTTGTAGGGAGAAGTGAATATGCCGCGAGAGGCAGACAAGCGCACAATCGGGCGGTTGTCTGTATATCGCCATGTGAACTTGACGGTGTTTAGTTTCTCGTCGCCGTTCTGTACCTCACAGGTGCAGTCGGTGATGAGGATTGGAGCGAGAACGAGCGGATCGACATCATTAGTGGCGTCCGGCTCGATTCGGAATACATCGTATGACGAAAAGAGTTGGTCTATCCACTCGGCTTCGTTAGAAGTGAGCGGGCCGGTCTGGGCCTCGTAGGTCTTGGCCGTGGACTGGTTGTAGAACCGCGACTTGCCGTTGATGATGGCAACGGAGCGGTCAACGTCCGTCTTTGCGGTGGTTGCCATCGGCAAAGTGGCCCAGTCCCATACGTTGAAGCAGTTGCGGAAGTAGAACGTCTCGCGGTCGTCGAGCGAAATGTCAACGAAGCATGAGATTGACCGCTGACCGCAACGGACTGTGAACGACAGCAGCGTAATGTCGCCCGGTCTTACGGCGGCGAATGAAGCGGCATCGGCAATAATCGAGGACAGCGAGATATTGAGCTGTATGACGCCTGACGAGTCGGCAGTCTTGCCGACGTCGGCGGAGTATGAATGACGATAGAGGGCTTCCGAGTCCTCCTTCCGGAACGTATGGGCGACGGAATAATCGATGCTCTCCCCCTTTTCAGCGTAGAAGAAAAGCGACAGCGTTGTGTCGGGAGCGACACGGCGCATGGAGAGCGTCGTAAGGAAGTTCTCTTTGAGGAATGTGGGAATATCCGTGCAGACAGTGAAGCGGTCGCAGTAAAGGATATGAAGCACACATGAGTCAGCCTTGTTGTTGACCGTGTCGGTGAATACACGGAGGGTAAAATCGCCTATCGATTGCCCCGACTTGCGCATCTCGGCCTCGATAAGCGAGCCGAGATCATAGAGCGTGACATAACCGCCGTAGGCGTAGTAACGCTCCGAGAGGATTACGATGCCGCTGGTGGCGGTCAGCGTAACATCGACAAAATCGCCATCGACCGCGACGGAGATTTCGCCGACAGCCGAAGAAAGGAGTCTGCCCTGAGGCTTGTATGTAATCCGATGTGCCATGCCGCAAAGTTAACTTTGCTAAATGAGCGCCGAAAAGACAGCCACCTGCAAGGTATCAGGGAGGCGGTGCCGACCGTGCCACCACCGTAGGTATAAGTGGAGCAAACTGCGGAACGGGGCCAGCCACCTGCAAGGTATTAGCGACCAATCGGGAGCGGTGCTCACCACCGGAGGTATCAGTGAAGCCGAAGCAGAACGGGGCCAGCCACCTGCAAGGTATCAGCGACCATCGGGAGCGATGCTTACCACCGGAGGTATCAGTGAAGCCGATGCGGAACGGGGTCAGTCACCTGCAAGGTATCAGGGAGGCGGTGCCGACCGTGCCTAACCACCGGAGGTATAAGCGTGAGCGAGCAAAAAGAGAGGCCGACCCCGAAGGGTCAGCCCCGATGAATAATGTGGGAAGTTATTCCCACATTACGAATGTGTCATTGTCTTCGTTGAACTCGAAGCAGCCGCGACCGGCTTCTTCGCGTCGGCGGCATTCCTTGACAATGACCTTGGCGCGGAAGTGCGCCCCTGCCCGCATTTCGTCTTCGAGGATTGCAATGCGTGTGCGCTCCTGATTTTCGAGGATAACGCGAGCGATTTGGCGGTATGCGCTCCACAGGCGGCAGAGTTCTTCGTTGGAGAAGATGAACAGGTAAGGCATTTCAAAATGGTTCATTGTTTAGGGGATTAAAGGGTTTGTATGTAGCTTTGTTTATCTATCAGGCAGATGCGAAGCGTATGCTTGTTGCCGTAGTTGCCGGATTCGACTCTGTCGAAGTCCTCATTGTCGCGCCAACAGTAGAAAAGGGCCAGACGCATCGCGTCAATGTCGTTGTCGGCATAGAATGTCCAATGCCCTTGCTTCGTGTAACAGATATATTCAAACATAGTCGTGAGGTATTGAGGTTCGACTTCCGGGAGAAAGCGAAAGAGGCTTATGCCTCTCTCGCTGCCTCGAACTGGAGGCGTTCGTAGATGTTCTGGGAGATAGTCGCTCCGTAGCGGGCTTTGAGCAGGTGCATGTAGCGCATTGCGCTCTTGGCTGTCTTGCAACCGCATCCGACGTTGTCCTTGGGAGCCACGTCCTTGAAGTAGACGTACCAGCGGTTGAACTTGCGCTGAGCCACGATGAGCTTGGGAGTTGTGGCCGGAGTAGTCTCGACGGCGGGAGCTGCGGTTTGAGCTGCGATGTTTTCTGCGGATTTTTTAGTTTTCTTTGCCATGATTTTGAAGTATTTGGGGTTTGAGATATGAGCCGAGGCTCTTAATTTTTACGATACAATCAGGAGGGAAGCTGTTTGAGACCGAACAAAAATTTATAGAGAATTTTAAGCGCAGCGTCTAAAAATGAGGCTTGTGCCATTTTTCGTAAAATTGTCGTGTAAATAGGCGTAGCCGGTTTTAGAGAGCCGGAGGGAAGTTGAGTTGGCGACCTAACTTTGTATAGGAAAAATAGGCCACGGTTCATATCCCCAAATACGAAAAGGCAAACAGAAAACTAACCGCAGGGAACATAGCCAAACCGCCCTGCCGGAGAGCCCGGCTACGACTCCGCACTCGTCGCGGCTGCAAGTGAAACGGTACGGATACCGAGGGCGTGGCAAGGACTGTCGAGATGCGGTTGAAGCCAGGAGCGGCGCTCTATGTATCTGCGCCCGCTACGGAGCAGACCCCAGGACTCGGAGAGCGCCCAGGTCGGGGCAAGCGGCGGCGGAGTCCGTCGCGCCCGGAAGTCGAACCTGCTGAACGATGAAGAATAACTATCTGAACGAAGCAAGGGCATTGGCTGTGCCGACAACGGATGCGATGCGCTGATACCTTATTCATTGGTGCGACAATGAGGACGGCAACGAGAATACTGACAACAGCAATTTACGCTGCATCTGTATGATGAAGCAACGATACAGACCCTCCCGAAACAATGGATTGAAATGCCTCTGATCATCCGACGAAGAACTCGGCTGTGGAGCGCAGCCAATGAGCGGTTGAGCGAGACACGGGAGCGAAACACCTATCTGCCCCGACGAAGGCGGTGGCGTAACCTGCGGCTTGGAGGCGGTGCCGGATAGCCGATGAATAGATAATGCTGACTGCACACAGAAAGACGAGCGACCCTTTCGGGAAGCTCGCCCTCGCGCCGTTTATCTCAATCCTTGACAATCAGCCGGGCGACTGCCGACTTGCACCAAGGCCATTCGAGAGCTATTGCTTCCGCCTGTTCGGGCGTGGGAGCCTGAGCGTAGCTGAGACCGATTGAACCATCAGTGAAGCGTTTGGTAACTTCGTAGATGTTGTTGCCGGGATGACAAAGGACGAGCGTTATCTGAGCCTTTCGGGGATTTACTGCGTACTTCATATTCGTCTGTTTTTGATGTTGATGAATGATGTGCGCCGGGGCGCGTTTATTTTACGTTGCAGTTAAAGCTGTCTATAAATCAGTGCTATGGCACGTCAGCCGACAAGGGTCTGCCTGAAAATACTCTCCGCAGGAGGAAGATTTTCAGAAGCAGACTTGTCTTGCCCTTGGCGAGCGAGGATTATGGCCGCTAACTTTGCAACAGGAAAATGAATGTGAAACGGGATAAGCACATATTAACATCAAAAACAATGAGACGAATAAGTGCGCGGTACTGAAAGGCTGATGCTTGACCTTTGCGGCAAAAACATGAAGTTATAGCAGAACGGATGATAAGTTCAAGCGGTGTTACGCTCCCATGCATAGGCGGAAGCATCTCGAATGACGCAGGTCGGCAGTTGCTCGGCGCAATATATGAGAAAAACGGTCGAGGGTTTATCTGAATGGGCGGTAAAAGGAAGCATATTCCGCTCTGCCCCGACACAGGAGGTGGCGTGAAAATTCGGTATGGAGACGGAGCCGGAGTGCCGATAGTTAAACGAGTGAAGGCAATGGCGTAATGAACAGAGCAAAAGGCTGCCCCGGCGGACAGCCTGCCCTTTGAGGGAGGAAGATTTTACCAACCTGCGAAGCAGCCCTGAACCATCGTGTAATCGACGTTGTCGTACTGGGATGCTGCGATTTCCTGTGCTTCCTCGGCGCTGCGGGCTTCGACTTCTTCAGTGTAGCTGTCGCCGTCGAAAGTGATTACTTCCACCGAATAGTATTTGAGTGAGCGGTTGGAGTTAAGAGAGCTGTCGAATATGTTCATTACGTGGGTCATGATTTTGAAGTTTTAGAGGGTTTTTACTGTGCGCCGGGGCGCGTTTGATTTTTACGTGCAATAAGGAGGGAAGCTGTTTGAGACCGAACAAAAATTTATAGAGAATTTTAAGCGCAGCGTCTAAAAATGAGGCTTGTACCATTTTTCGTAAAATTGTCGTATAAATAGGCGGAGCCGGTTTTAGAGAGCCGGAGGGAAGTCGAGTTGGCGACCTAACTTTGCAAAGTGAAATATCAGGCGTGTTCCGAGCGTGTTATCAGGAAAGTTCCTCGCGAAACGTCCCGGCAAAATCGTGATCCACGTAACCTGCAAGGCATATTTGGCGGTGAACGCCGACCGCTCCGCTCAAAATACACATCTACACCGTGAAGTAATCACTCGATGGCAAAGCGGAGCATTGACACCGTGAAGCCCGTGCCGAGGAAGCACAGAAAAAGAAATCGCCACAGTACGAGTCGATGGAACAAATGGTTCGGAGTTTCAGTTGGTAAAATCTCCCTCAAAGGGCCATGAAGAACGGTAACGGCCTTATATCTGGAAATGAAAGCCATTGCCGGAACAAAGCCGCATAAAAAAGCGAGCCTCGGATCCAACGAATAGTTGGTGCCGAAGCTCGCCAACACCCCGCGATGGGTGTTACATACAAAAGGCGTTTTGATAGATGCCACGGGTACGGTCTTGACCTATCCGGGGAACAAGACACTGATTGCTCAATATCAAAACGTGAGAAACGGCAACTCCTTGCCGTTATGAGTTAGGGATTGAAGCCGAACGGTCGAGACCTTAGGCTCGATACACGAAAGCCCGGCGGCGGTGCCGCAACTCCATTAAATTTTACCTTCATCTTTAAGTTTCCGTACTATTTCCGGAGTAATAGGGTTTGGCAAAATAATTGCGTCATCTTTCTTCAAATTCCCCAATGTGAAGACCTGTCTATTAGTAATTTTAGTGTTTGTAGATAAATCTATTAAAGAAAATTGAGCTCCATTTGAAAGATACAGAAAGGCGCCGATTAGATTATGTTCCATATACCCGGTTATTGACTCATCATTTCCAAAAGGAATCATAAAGCAATATCCAATATTTGCAAATTCCACAATGGAGAAGGCGAACGGAAATTTGTCATTGCGTTCATTCCTTAAGAAAACTGAGCAACGAGGATGCTGATGAAATTTGGTGTCAAAATAGATAACCTTTGGTAATCTGTTTATGCTTATATTATTACCTGCTATCCAAGTAATAGCTTTCCCAAAGTAAGCAACATCATCAGATTCCATGACGCTCAATGCGTATTTGACAAGGCATTTATATACATTCTGCGGTTTATGAGGATGATACTTCATGTTAAGTGAAAAATCAAGAGAACCCACACCTTCTGAATCGTATTTGATAGAGGAAACACTCATATTGTGTGGAGCTAATGTAAGTATCCCATGTTGATCGTATATATCAACGGTTTCCGTTTTTACTTTTCGAGCACCATTCTTGCCTTTTATATTACATATAGACAATATCGCCGCGTGTCTATTAAAAAAGTCTTGTTCAATAATCGAAAAATTCTCATTGCAAGAATCACATTCCTCATTATTGATTATATGCTTGTTTCCGATTGATTCGGATAAAGCATGAGCGACTTTTTTAAATTTTACGTCGGGCATGCTTCTTCCACAAAACCGACATACTCGTCTATCTCTTTGCGACTCACCTATATTGACTTTCGATGAACCATCATAACCATAAACTCTAAAGGCACATTGAGTTGCTTCCATATAATACATTGTATATTATTCTACTTAATAGCGCATTATTGGAATATGAATTGAGTCTGTTAATTGAATCTTTTTTATGAGAGCATCAATTCCAATTTCAAAAGGCGCGTGACTGTTATTCTCGTGCCATCTTAGACCATCATATAAGGTGGTTGCGTTAATAATATGAGGTGTTACCGGATAAGAATATTTGTTTTCCGTTTCCATAAGTGAACCAGTGAACTCTTTATCAAGAATTGAACCATGCCCATCGAGATGATTATAGTATAAAAGTAATTTTGCAATAAGCCATGCCATCCTACGAGGAGCGCCATATTGTTGAACTTGAAGAAGGAGAGATGAAGGTAAAATACGTTCCATCTCGTCAAGCAATTCCTGAATACTATATTCGTGATGATGAATTTTTTCGAAGGTTGCCGGGTGATTAACTTTTAGAAAGCAAAGAAGGAATAACAAATCGGAATTAATAGGCGAATTGTGAGCGCAACCAGCAAATACAAGTCGCATATAATGAATTATCCTATATGCCTTTCGCAGATTGGTATTTGTAGCGATAATGAGATCACAGGCACAATCCGAAAATCTTGTGGATTCACGTTCTCTATCGGTGACCCACCCAGCCTTCTCGTACTGATTGAAATATTCATTTATTCCTTGGGAATCAAATAGAGCCTTACAATACACGTCTAATTTGGGTGTCGGGAGACTCAATTCTACATCAAAGAAGCGCTTTAAGTATTCATTTCCATTAATACTCGTAGAACCGTAGAAGCCCTGTACGGCAAACTGAAGTTGCTCCGTATTTAGACCAAGCACGAAAATGATGTTAGGTACTTCAAACAAATGTTTAAGTCGTTCAAGCAACTTAACGGCAAATTGAGGATTGCATCTGTCAAGTTCATCGATTATAAAAACTACTGGCTTCTCGTTATTAGGGTCTGAAACAATCTCTGAAAGATGTTTCTTAAAATCTTCTAGCAAGTATTTGCTTTCACGATAATCTTTGACAGACTCAATGCCCATATTAGTAACTTCATCCACTACAGCATCTAAATCTGTCCCAGTCGTCTTTCTTACAATGCCTTTCAGAAGTTCACCACCAAATCTGAAAGCCAGTCTACCGCCTTTTTTTACAAATTCTTGAAATCCAGCAGACTCGCCGAACTCCTCCGACAATTCACCAATAAGAGCCAGCATTGGGTCATCGTAATAATCACATTGCCAAGCATTGAAGAAAAGTGTCCTATATCGTTTGTCAATAAGATATTGGTTCCACATTCTTAAGAATGTAGTTTTACCAATTCCCCATTCCCCATTTAAGGTTATGACTGCACCTGTATCAGAATAGGAGTCTACAATACCCGTTAGCATATCTGCAAACGAACTTAATCCGAAAAGGTCATTTTTAAAGGGTTGTCCGGGTTGTACGTCTATATAAAGTTCTTTACAATTCATATTGTCTCTTAACTTTGATTTCTAAAAGCGGAAGCGGTGCCGCAACGCCATATAAAGTTATTACATAAGAGATAATCAATAAGACCTAAAAAATGTCTCTGGGGTGCCTAAAATATTATCGTCAATACTTTGTAAAATTAGTGAATCTTGTGTCACGTCCAAGATTAATTCTTTATATGACGTTTTATCAGCTATAATAATTAAAGTATCTCCTTTAATTTCCCATTTTCGATAATGGTCAGAAGGCTTCAATCCTCCCACTGAACCTAAAGACCAGTGTGTGTTAATAGAGCCATCAGAATTAAAGATATGCTCTGTGGTTTGTTGTTCGCCAATAGATTTCCAACTACCTACAATGAGTTTATTGAAGTCTTTTTCCTCTTGCTTACTATTAGAGGAACAAGATGTCAATGTAATTGAGATAATTAGTATTAAAATGTAAAGACAATATTTCATAAGATAGTATCTTTAATCCCAGTCGTTTAAATTATCAATAAATTCATCGAGGTTGTCTTCGTCGAAAACATCGGGGGTGCCGGTGTTTTCGTAGTTGTCGAAGTCAACCCACATATCATGTATGGTGTCGCCATTGTAGGCGTCAAGGTCTTCGTATTCGTCCATTGTCATTTCGTTTCTATTTCGAGTGGTAAATGGTCGCTCAAAGAGAGCCATTGCCAACGAGCATGAATGATGATTGACTTGACAAGCTCCGGGCTTGCGAAGCAATGGTCGAGGTGCAGAGGCTTGTCAAGATGTCGGTAAAGATAGAACGTGGGAGTGGTTTCTTTCCCCTGCTCCTGTTTGTGGTGATGGTGCCACATCGGGAGCAGCCCTTTCGGTTCAAGTAATTCTATTACATGACCGAAACTCTTACCCGACTTACGAATGTGCTTCGGGTCGAGAGTAACATTGCTATTCAGATCTCCGATAATGATGGTTTCATCATTGAGGTGTTCTGATACGACCTCGACCCAATCTTGCAGTTCCTCACAATAAGGGTCGCAAGCCCATGCGGCGACGAGATTAAAAGCACTATTGACGCGCACCGGGATAAACACCCGTTTATCCTCGGCGCCCCAATTCAGGCGGTTGAGAGTTATGTCGGGGCGAGTGGTGAATACCATAAGCCCTTTGTAAGAATACACACCGGCCCAGTAGTAATTCTTGAAGAAAGTGCGGTAGCCCGGATCCTTGCAGGTTTCGGGATTCTCGCACTCTTGAATGACGTATATATCGGCATCAAGTTCAAGAATAGCCTTATATTTTTCTCGGAACTTTCCGTTGGCGTTCCAACTTACAATTTTCATAATGCGAGTTCATTAAGAAGATGAATGGCTACACAGTATATGAAATCTTGCGTGAGCAGATGACCTGCGTAGTTGTCTTCGGGTTGCGAAGCAGCGAGCAGAGCCATGAGTTCATCATCTGCCACAAGGACATCTCGAATTTGGTCAAGAATAATTTCGTAGCCGGCAAGTTTGCCGACGAAATGAGTCAATGGAGGATAGTCGAGTTCGACTTCATCCTTGAAATTCTGCCACATCGACGACTTGTAGAGATAATGCTTATCGGGGTACATGAAAGCGAGGTAAACCGAGTTTGACCTTTCGCTTTGCATATCGCGGTCGGTAGGTCTGAAATGACCTGCATCTACATTCCGTTTATGAATGGCTGCCATATCATCGAGGAATGTTGCGGAGCGCTCATGCAAAGGCTTTGACTCGTCATATAGATTTATCAGAGCCATACGCACATCGTCAGGTGAGATAACCGCGTGTTTCACAAGCATAGCGAGCGGTGTGTACATCGAGCCTGAAAGGAGGTTGTTAGCCTTGCGGAAAGCCTCTTTGAGATTGGCAGCAATATTTTCGGCATTGATGTCGAAGTGCTCTTGGAAATGTTTGATAGCCCCCCACTTGTAATCTTCAAGAGAGTGCAGATATTCCCAATTCTTCTTATACCAATCTATATAAGGAGTGAGCTTGTCGGCAAGTTTGGCATCGGGTGCAACCGATGTCAAGAGCACCTTATTTCGACGAGTAGCAGATTTACGCGCCGGGCGTGGCGTATAATCTTCAGAGCCATACCTCTCGCGGTCGGGATGCTCCGACTTGGTGAGATTTTCAAAGATTTGCTCATTGAATATTACATAACCATCCTCGGTTACGCCGGGGGCGGTCAGGCCGAAGTCGGCAAGGAGCGAAGCCTTAAAGTCATCTTCGAGCGTAGGAAGCCATTCCTCGCGCAGCCCGTGGGCGACGGCGGCTTTCTTGAAGTCAAGGAAGCGAGGATTGTGCTTAAAGAAGCGTTTAAGCGGCAGCATTATGCGCTTCAAGTCTTTCTCGTCGATAAACTTATAATTAAGAAGAACGGCAGGAGTAGCAGCAACAATGATGGCATCATCAATGTGGAGCATATTGTTATCTGCTGCCTTGATTGCATCGGCGAGTTCAAAGACAATACGCGAGTAGATGAACTTGTTATTTTCGGGTGAAACTGTTGGCATGGCTTAATCTTTTGATAAAAAGTTAAAGGCTTTGCGGATAATTTGAGCCATCAACTTTCGACGAGCATCAAGGAAATCAGCATACGCCATATTTTCAAAACCTTCTGGGATTGCGTTTTGAGCGAGTGTTACAGAGTATGCTTCATCACCTAATTCGGCCCGTAGCTTTGCCGAGTAAATATGGGGGGCATCATCGGAGATGGCGATGTTAGTCTGATAGTCGAGGAATGTATAATTTGCAATCTGATTGCGGTCGCGGTCATCCACTATTCCGAGCGAAGCAAGGTGATTTTTAGGGAAGATGTGGTGAACATCAATCGAAGATTTGGTGCCACTCATACCTGGTGTAAGATAAGCGACCGTAGGAACGGTGCTGAAAAGAATGTTATGATGAAGCACATTCAGCGCAGCCAAATAACCTTTCCATATAGGAGAACCGGTAGATGAAGTAACCAAATCTCGAAGAAGATTGGAGTTGAAGTAGTCATCAGTGAAATTAGTCCGGATTTCACGATTCAGAATTTCAACAAAATCTTCGGGAGTTGAAAGCACGCGCATATCAGTAAGCAATCTTTCAACGGTTGACTCTGGGGAGTCTGTAAAGTAGCCGGTGATGGTTACCATAAATACCCAACGGGTCATAATCTTACGCAATTCAAGAGGCTTGACATTGAATTGCGTTTTACCGATAAGGTAAAGCAAGTAGGAGAATACGACAGCGTTTTGAGATGAAACCAAACTGCTGCGCAAATAACCGGCACTTGCCATAATGTTCATGAATGTGTGCCAGTTGTTAAGATTGGTCACGACATTCAAAGCATCTCGGAATTTGGCGAGGTTCTCGGCCTGAGTCTCTGACGAGGTCTTCTGAGTTTCAAGGTCTTTACCGCGAAGCAACATATAGGCATAGCGCAATCGTGCGCGGTGAAATGCCAGACCAACTGCGGCGCGGATAAGATGGACCGGGTCAACCTCAATGATATGATTAAATGAGGTGTTGTCCATCGGTATGCGTGAGTCACGGCAAAAATCATTGATGCGCTTGTGTATGTCATTGTCATACACCGACAGTAGCGTTTCAATGAAGTTTTTCTCTGTTAACTTCTGACCGCCGGAATTGACACGCACGAAGATCTCGGCAACATCTTCTTCGCTTGCAACGGCTCGAACTTCAAGAGTCGGAAGATGGTATGTTTCGAGGTCAAGCAAATCTTTAAGATTGTCCTCGATAAGAATTTCCTCATCATCGGTCAACAGAAGTTGCTGGTTTCGCTCTCTCGCCTCATTCAGATTTTTGATGAAGCTCCGCCTAAAGCGAGATTCATTGTGCTGAGCGGCTGCTTCAAAGGCACTGCTGACAGCGCTAATCCATTCGGCAGAACGCTCGTAGGCTTGCGACCATACTGCAAATTCTCGTGTAAGAGGATTGAAAGAAATCTTGATGTTGCGTTCCTTATAGTCAAAGTCCTTGATTTTCACCCCACGAATGGCAGCTAATAAAGCTGTAAGACGTTGCTGACCATCAATAACAAGGTCTCGCGGTTGCTGAAAGGACTTCTCATTGCTGCCGATATGCGATTTGTTTTCAAAATCGGCAGGCGATTCCCAGAGCATAATATATCCGATGGGAAAGCCTTTGAGCATTGAGTCCAAGAGATTGCGAACCTTTGAATCTTTCCATACAAAGGGACGCTGTAAGTCAGGAAGTCCGATACGACCGGAAGCTACATCTGTAAGCAGCTCGCCAACCTTCCGGTTTATAGGGGTGAATATTTCAGCCATTGTGTTGTAGTTTTAATTGTGGTGCGGCGGTGACGCAAAGCCCTGCTAATCTTTATCTTCTTCAAAAATTGGAAGGAAATCAATAACGGGGCTTTTGTTATCCATTGCGTCAATAACTTCATCAGGAACTGCTTTTACGGCATCTCCTGTATAAGTTTTAGATGTCCCGTTGGTATATTGAACTAAAATCGAACGAACTTTACTGTAATCCACAATATCAGTGAACCACACATACTCAAAATCGTATGAGCCGGTTTCAAATGGCTCAATGGGTCCAATACCCTTTCTTGTTAATAAGGTTTTGCCTCTCGAAGGCACAGGGTCATCAACCGCATTATAGCCAGAGAAATTTATGGTGATGTATTTAATTGTTTTATTACTTGTATTCAGGAAACTGAATTTCATACCAGTCCCATCTGTATATTCACTCATATCATAAGGTCGTGCTTCGAGAACTGCAAAGCCTTTTTCAATGAGTTTCTGAAACTCTTTAAGGTTCTCAATACATTCCTGATTATAGCGATAACGACTCACGATTTTAGAGAAATCGAAAAAAGCATCTCTCACATCTTGAGGTTGAGAAAGAAGATAATCGAGGGATTCAGGTTTGTCAAGTGTAACTTTTGAGCATTCGATAAAGAACGACTTGCCATGGAGAACTGCTTTATAGTAGTCAGTCCCACGGACACTAATCTTATCGCCAATCAATACATAGGTATTGCTTGGCAGAGTATGGTGCCCTAAAGGAGAGTAACCGGGATTGATGGTTTGGGAAACAGAGCTTAAATAACTGTTTGTCTTACCCCAAATGTTTTTGAATGGGAAATGTTGAATTTTACTTAGGAAAGTGGAATCATTAGGCAATTCATAATTGATAGAATACACTTTTTTCTTTTCAAGTTCCTTGTCATACTCAGATTGAGTCAGAAATTTCATTAACTCATCTCGGTATGACATTCCAGAATTGGACTCGTAGGTCAGATGTAACGGTTCTGTAGATTCAGACGTAAGAATAAAATCGGCATGAGGTTTGAGGTGTATATTACTACGGAGAGGACTTATACTGAGATATAATTCTCCGAAAGTAAGAGTATATACTGTAATGTCAGAACCATAATCCGATTTTTTATAAAAGTGCTTTCCAAGCCAATTATTGATAATGGAATTGGATTTACTTGAGTAAAGTTTCCATTCTGTTGGAAGCGATTTATCAAGTATAACATGAATGACATTTGCTGTCTCAGGCTCAACTAATGATAAATCATATCCAACAGTTTCAGGGAAGTAGGAGCCTTCTTGAATTTCTTTTATAGAAAGAAGTCCAAAAGGCTTTTTATCAAAAGCGGAGGCAGGAGTGTAAAAAGATTTTCCATCTTGAACGCCCTTATAATTGTAGCAAAGAAGAAAATCTTTACCTTCTTTGGGTTTCTTGCTTCTTTTCTCTTTAATCCATACGGTATCAGGTACCTCTTGGAATATATTATGTAGGGCATATCCGCCCTGAATATCGAAAAAAACGGAGTCGCCTGAAAAAGATTTGATATTTTGGGTGGCAACGTCAGAGTATGTATTTGGGAAATGTCTTCTAAATAAGTTCAGAAACGGATTGTTGTTCTCGGCAAGCATTGTGATTGCTGAGAATAAAATTGAAACTATGAGAGTAAATCTTTTCATGGTCTATATATTTAATCGTCTATGTCATCGACAAGGGTTTCTATCTCGAAGTTGCCCCAGAACGGATGGGCGGCGTAAGCCTCGGCTCCATCTTCGGGAACGTAGAGTTTAACTTTGCCTTGCCATGAAGGAACGATAAATGTTCCCGTGGAAATCTTGTGACTGGGATGCTGCGTAGTTTCGGGAGGGATGGTGCTGAGGCAGACTATTTCACGAAGTGCAGACATACTATTTAATGCACCCTCGCCGATGTATTTAACAGAGGCTGGAAAAACAATTTCTTTGATTTTCTTGCATCCATAGAACGCACCTGCTCCTATTTTTTCGACTGAGGACGGTATTTGTATGTCTTTAAGCGAAGTGCAATTATAAAACACTTTCTCTCCAAATTCCCGAATACCTTCCGGCAAATCAATCCATTCAAGAGAGGTACAGCCTGCAAAAGTACCACTCCTAAGTTCTGATAATGGAGCGTCGAATTTAACATCCCTAAGGTTATAGCAGAACGCAAAAGCACCATTGCCAAGGAAAAGTAGTTGGGGCGGTATGTGTACGGCTGCAATGCCGGAACAGTCCTTAAATGCGTCTTCCTCGATATATGCAATGTTATCAGGAATGTTTATATCGGTAATTTCTTTGCAATCCTGAAAGGCGCACTCGCAGATGGTTGTAACTGAATCATCCAGTACAATCTCGCCGGAAGCCTTTGGGTCGCACGACAAGACTTTTGTGCGGTTGCCGTTATATTTGATGAATTGTTCGTTGTTCATGTGATTTCTGTGAATGGTTTAAGGTTCAGCGGCGTATGATGTGGTCGGCTCTGTCGTGAAAGTGAATTGCTGAGAACTGAGGTGGTCAGCATTCTCGATGGCTGCGCGGACGAGGTTTGCGAAGTCATGGCGGAAGGTCTCGTCGGCACGGAACTGACGATAGAGCGACAAGTCGGCGTTACGCTGCTGCGCCATAGCGCGGTTGAGTATTTCCTGGAACATACGCTCGGCAGCATCGGTATCGGGGTTGCCGACAACCGTGTTCTGATACTGCGCCTGTTGCATGACGAGTTGTGCGATACGCACAACCTTGGTGCGCTGTTCCTCAGGTGTGGCCTCCCATCCGTTCATGTGCCGCTCGTTGAAGTGTTCAAGAATGATGTCGAAGGCGGTGCGATCTTCCTCTCCGCCACCTGCCGTAACCATCTTCGGTGCGAGCGGGTCGAGGCGGGTTTCCTCCGCGTCGAGCTGAATATGTTCGTTCAATGCCGTTCTGCCGAGGCAATAGGTGTTGAGGTCGGTGTTGTCGAGCAGATCGGAGATGTCGATACCTCCGTTCTGCGGCACTTTCAACTGAGGAATGAGCAGACGCAGATACCAGTACATCTTTTCCCAAGCCGGAGCATCGAAAACCATCAGGGCGGCAATTCGGGAATATACCTTGACGAATTGCTTACACTTCATCTTGAAGTCGGCCTGTCCGTTTTCGAGCCACTCAATTTCGTTGTCATAGCGGTTCTGCGCTGCATCGAGGATAGGTGAAAGCTCGTCTTGCTCCGCTCCGCGATGGAAAAGTTCGTTGAACTGTTCAACCTCTTCCTCGGTAAATACTCCGAGGTCGAGAAGTGTGCTGCGCAGCTCGCTCAATACATTCGGGTCGGTAGCCTGATCAAGCGTGGTTGACGTATAGAAATCGTCAAAGGCAGCTTTCATATCGTCAACCGTGTTGAAGAAGTCAAGCACGAAGATGTCCTCGTTGCGCTTGTTGTTCTCAGGCGAGATGCGGTTAAGGCGCGAAAGCGTCTGAACGGCGAGCACTCCGCCGAGCGGCTTGTCGATATACATAGTAGAAAGTAGCTCCTGGTCAAAACCGGTCAGATACTTGTTGGCTACAACGAGTATTCGGTTTTCGGGTTTCTCAAACTCCTGAGGCGTTTTCGTGTCGGGGAATCCGTTGAGCCCGGCTTCTGTATATTCCACACCGTCCACCTGCTTAGTGCCTGAAAAGGCAATGAGGATATTGTAGGGTAAGTGCCGTTCCTCGGCGAGTTTGCGTAGGGCGAAATAATATCTGATTGCGCACTCAATATCCTTGGTAACGACCATTGCCTTAGCTTTGCCAGCGAGTTTACGTGAGCGGAATACCTTGGCATCGAAGTGGCTGAGCATCACGTCAGCTTTGGCGGCGATGGTGTGCGGCTCGCGCTCCACCATTTTGCGAAGCAACTTCTGTGCTCGTGCTTCGTCATACTCCGGATTTTCCTCGGTGCGCTTCGCCACCTCGTAGAAGCTGTGGTATGTCGTATAATTCGTGAGCACGTCGCGGATGAAGCCTTCCTCAATGGCCTGTTTCATCGAATAGAGATGGAACGGTCGGAAGCTGCCGTCGGGCAAAGCCTCGCCGAAGCGTTCGAGGGTTTCGCGCTTGGGCGTAGCAGTGAAAGCGAAATAAGAGGCATTGGCACTCATCTTACGCTCCTGGATGAGGCGGTCAATAAGTTCGTCGATGTCGCCGCCGTTCTGGTCTTCGTCGCGGCTGAGTGAGGCGTTGAGTTTGTCTGCGGCTATTCCGCTCTGGCTGCTGTGCGCCTCGTCGATGATAACGGCAAAGTTGCTGTCCTTCATGTCAGCAATATCCCCCACGATGTAAGGGAACTTCTGAATCGTGGTCAGGATAATTCGTTTGCCGTTCTCGATAGCCTCTTTAAGTTGCTTCGATGTATCGGCATGAGCAACGATGTCTTTACCGGGAGCAAAGGCTTTGACGTTGGCGGTCAACTGGCCGTCAAGCACCTTTCGGTCGGTAACTATGATCACAGTCTGAAAGAGCTGTTGGTCGAGAGCCTTTGCGCGGACGGCGTCCATTGTTTCGGGGGTCGCCTTGATAAGTTTGAAGGCGAGCCAAGATATAGAGTTAGATTTGCCCGACCCGGCAGAGTGCTGGATAAGATACTGCCCGCCGACTCCTTTAGTGCCGACTTCATCGAGAAGCCGGTTTACAACGTCGAGTTGGTGGAAACGGGGGAAAATCAGTTTTTTCGCGTTGCGCAGAATATGAGGCACGGCCTGTTTCTTTTTCGCTTCGCCATAGTCCATCATGGCGAAGTTGGTGATAAGGTCGGCAATCACATCCTTGCGCAATATGCGCTCCCATAGGTATGAGGTCTTATGACCGGCGGGATTGACCGGATTACCTGCACCCTGACCGTTCGGCAATCCCTGGTTGAAGGGCATGAAGAAAGAACTTTTGCCGGTCAGACGAGTGCAGAAATAAATCTCGTCTTTGTCGAGCGCGAAGTGGGCGAGACAACGCCCGAACATCAGCATAGGGTCGCGAGGGTCGCGGTGTTCGCGATATTGTTTGATAGCATCATACTTGGCGGTCTGCCTCGTCCATGGGTTCTTCAGCTCAAAGGTGAAGATAGGCAGACCGTTCACATATATTACCATATCGAGTTCGTTGCCCGGTCGCAATTTGGAGTAAGTAGCCTGCCGGGTAACGGAGAACTGGTTCATGCCATAGAGGATTTGGCTTGCGTCGCTGTCGGCGAGGCTCGGACGTGGATAGAACAGTCTCAGGCGTTTTGCGCCTTGGAGATTGTCAACCTCCAAGCCTTTGCGCAGCACTTCGAGGGTGCCGACGGTTTCTATCTTTCGCTTAATCTCTTTCTCGATGCGCTCGCGCATATCGCCACGACCTCGCCACTCGGCAAGGCGGTCGCGCTGTGTCGCTTCAAGGAACGACCACAGGCGGCGAGTGTCAATAGCCACGTCCTTATCGAAGTCATCGGGACGTCCCCAGTAGAATTTGTCGCCCGGTGTCTGACGGTCGGCAAATTCAGGGGCGAGAGTTATGCCTTGGCTCAGTCGGTCCTCGATTGTAGAACCGACAAGGGCGCGTTCTATAAGCTGTTCAAAACCGCTTTCGCGGGTGTTGGTCTGTGTCATATCACTTTCGTTTTGCCGGTTACTACTTTATTTATAATGATTTGCTTACGCTCTTGAAGCAAGGAAATCATGCGCTCGCATTGGCCAATAGAATCCTCAATAGGGCTAATTATGGAATTTATATGTGAAACGATTTGCTTTTGTTCTTCAATAGGAGGGACCGAAATAGGTACACGTCCTACCTTTTCCTTAGTAAAGTGCGGAATTGTCGCTTTATTACAAGCAAACTCAATGTATCCTCTCTTGACAAAGGATTGCATGAGATACGCGATGTACTCTTTATTTAGACCCAACTTTGGACGAATGATGATAATTGAGTTTTGTATAAAAGTGTTTTCGGGAATATTTTTTGCTATTGCGCAACCTCCTGCGCCTGCACCGCCCTCAACAATCAATACATCTCCATCAACGACACGATACATTGTTTGTTCTTTTGCAGAGAAGTACATTGATTTCAAATCAGATGTATCAACACCGTCAAAATGAACATCTTTAGCACAGATGTATCGTGACCAATTTGTTGCAGAGCCACCTTTGGTGTCTAACATTTTGCCTAAAATCAAGGAGGCGAATCTTTTTAATTGAGATACTTCCCAATGTTCTGGGATTTGGCCGAGCCAGTCGATGCCGGAATCGCGAAGCGGAGTGTCGGGGTTAAGGCCACGGGTAACTGCGCGGGTGATGATGATTTGCTTACGCTCGTTGAGCGCATCAATCATCTTCTGTTGTGCCTCGATTGCGCGGTCAATATCCCCTGTAACCTTATCCAAATACGCCACAATCGCCTCCTGCTCATTTAGTGGAACAAGAGGAAGTAATTTGTGTTTCAATTCCTTGTATGACAGAGTTGCCCTAATGCCTGTGCCAAATCCGTGAAACACTTTCTTTGCGTCCATAGCTTTCAGCATATATTCGTAGAATTTAGGTGAAAGGCCATTATTTGGGCGCATTGCGATATAAGCGGACGTTATAACACCTTGCTCGTTAACTTTCCCGACTCGAAAAGATATAAAGTCGTAGTTCAAATTGAGGCCATTGATAATAATATCTCCGGGATTGACAACGGTGTACTTGGAAATAGTTTTGAGTACCGCATCATCTACTCCGGTATCAGGTTTAGGTACAATGGTGCCATACTTGAACTGGAGCTGATTATGAACTTTTAGTGCCGAATTGCTCTCACAAACTTCTGAGAAGAAAGCACGTAGTTTCTTCACCTCCCAATGGCTCGGTATCTGACCGAGCCATTTCACGCCGCTGTCCTTATAGCTTTCGTAGGTTGCCATTAGTCAGCGAGATTAAGGAGTGAGTGGATAAGTCCTTTGCCCTGTTCGTCAAGGGCGATAATGTCTGCCTCGTTTTCTTCGAGCGAGCGGAGCGGCTTAGGCTCGTAGAAATATTTGTTGAACGAAATTTCACAGCCGATTTTAGTTACTGGCAGGTTAATCCAAGCATCCTCGGCGTATGGTTTCACCTCGCGGAGGAAATATGCGTGGATGTCTTCATCGACAGGGATTTTCTCGCTGTCGCGAAGGTAGCTGTCGCTCTCATAAAGAATCAGGTCTTTGCCTTTGGGCGCGGGATAAAGCCCATAGTCGGCAAAGTCATCGGACTCTACGCCGTAAATATCGGTGAGTGAGGTAACGTCCTTTGCGGTTGGTTTAACCTTTTTCGAGATAACCGGAGCGGCCTCCGGGTCGGTGACGGCCATCACGCGGCATATCTTCTTGTCGAGGTCTGTCTTGCTAATCTTGATGTCGAGACGCTTGGCAGCTTCAGTGGCAAGAGCGATGAACTCGTTGTAGTCCATGAAAACGGCGGTGCCGATTTCACGGGCAAGAAGATTGGCGATGTGCTGAAAATCGCGTCGCGATTTCCATGCCTCGGGGTCGATAAGTTTTTTGAAGTTCTTGTCGGTAACTTTGATTTCCTGGTCTTGTAGATATTCGCGGATATCCTGTACTTCGGCAGTGAGGTCGGTGAAAACACGCTCGCCGTATTTGCCGTAAAGCCAGCGTGTCAGTTCATCCTGTTTCGGGTCAAAGAGCATATCGTCGATGGCCTGTGCGCTGAACTGAGCACGAAGGCGAAGCGGACGCTCGATAGTAACAGAGTGGTAGCGGAACTCATCGACCGGGAAAATCTTTGCCGAGATGGGAGCATCATCGGTGGCCTCACATTCGAGGTTTAAATGATAGACGTCGTAGATAGCCTGACGGAAAGGCTCGATGGTGCAGTTGCGGTTCCCTTGGTTCTTTCGCAACTTCTCGTATGCTTGCGAGGCATCAATGAGCTGTATCTTGCCGCGACGTCGCTCCTCTTTGTTGTTGGTCAGAATCCAACAATAGGTGGATATGCCGGTATTGTAGAAGATATTGTTTGGAAGTTGGATGATGGCATCGACAAGGTCATTCTCCAACAGATAGCGGCGGATGTTGCTCTCGGCTTGTCCGGCATCGCCTGTAAAGAGCGATGAGCCGTTGTGGATAGACGCGATGCGTGTGCCTTGCGGCTGCACGTCGAGCGGTTTCATACGGTCCACCATTTCGAGGACGAAAAGCAGCTGGCCGTCGGAGGTTCGGGGGCAGCAGTCGATAAGTTCCTCCTCGCCTGAGAAGTTGACGAGCGGTTTGCGGAAGCGGTCGTCAAGCAGTTCTTTTTCGTGGTAGATAAGTTTCTTATGCTCTTTCCACGATTTGCCATAAGGCGGGTTGGTTATCATGTAGCCAAAGCTGCGACCGCCGAAATGGTTGTCGGTTATGGTGTTGCCACAATATATGCCGTCGGGATTGACACTCTTGATAATGAGGTCAGATTTACAGATTGCATAGGTTTCGGGGTTTATCTCCGTACCTGCAATCTCGATGGCCGAGCGGTCGATGCCTTGAGAAATGAGGTATTCGCTTGCCTCGGTCAGCATACCGCCTGAACCACAGGCGGGGTCGTAAATCTGAATGATAGGCGGCAGATTATCCTTGACTGGGTCGAAAACCACTTGTGAAAGCAGGTGAATTACATCGCGCGGCGTAAAGTGTTCACCGGCTTCCTCGTTGTTTTCTTCGTTGAAACGACGAAGAAGTTCCTCGAAGATAGTACCCATATCAAAATTCGACACAGCCGGAAGCGGCAGGCCGTTGGGGTCTTTAGCGGGCTTGTCGGTGAGATTGATGTATGGGTCGGTGATTTTCTCTATCAACGCAAGTAAGCAATCGCGGTCAGCAAGTTTGCGAGCCTTGTTGAAAAACTCGAATTTGTTAAGAACGTCTTGCACGTTACGGCTAAATCCGAGCAGATATTCTGTGAAGTTACTTAGCAGGAGCTCATTCTCGCCCACGGCCTGGCTCTTTAGGCGAGACAGGGTCCATCGGCTTGTGTTGTAGAACGACAGGCCTGTGATTTCACTGATAACATATTCGTCGGGGTCAAGGCCAAGTTCCTTATCTTGCGCCACCTGAGCATCGACAGCTTCCTTGGTCGGTTCAAGGAGCGCGTCAAGGCGACGAAGAACCACCATAGGGAGGATTACATCGCGATACTGACCGCGCACAAAAACATCGCGCAGAACATCATCAGCGATATTCCATATAAGAGATACAGTTTGGCTGTGAACGTTATCCATATAAAAAAACGGAACCTCCAAGTAGCATCTGAAGGCTGACCAAAGCCTATGCGACTACGTGGAAGTTCCAAAGTTGTCGGCTCTCGCCGTATGTCTTTGTGATAATCAGTTGGCCATTTTCAGATTAAGTATCGCTTAGAATATGCAAAGTTAGCAAAAATTTCGCTAACGGACACTATGAATCTGAGGATTTACTGTCGTTAATGCTATGGAACATAAAAAAGAAGCGAGGCTACCCGCCTAAGTGGTAGCCTCGACTTTACCTTTTTTTAGAGTGCTAAATGGAGCGACTAAAGTCTCCAGAAGCACTATGATGATGCAAAGGTAATGCTTTTATTTGACGTGGCAAAATTTTCAGGAGAATTTCGCGCTAAAAATCTCATATTGTGGAGAAATCAGGAATCAGCGGCTTAAGATTGGGAGAAGCAGAGCAAAGATCCTCATAGAGGCTCTTGATTTGCTTGCTCATATCATCTGCACGATTGGCTGAAATCGTCCCCATTATATAGCTTATAACGCGGATGGCTCCGATTATGTTGTTGCGCTCTGAGGAATTGTATGCTGCCGGTCCTCGACGAATTGCCTGAGGAAGGCGTAAATCATACAATAGCAGTCCGTGGGCGCAAGCATTGCGGACTTGCCGGATGGTGTGCATATAACTCTCGAAGGTAACAACCTGACGGATGCCGAACTCATGTGCGACGAAGATTTTATCATCGCGTTCCTTCAACTGCTCGTAGAGTTTCATCACGGCTCCAAAGGTCATAAATTCGAGAGTCTTCCACGCCGGAGCGAAGCGGTCGTTGGGATTGTTCTGGTGGTGTCTATGGATAACCGGATTGCGCTTGAAGTCCGAAGTATAGACTTTGCGCTCAAACTCGCGGGCGTAAGGGCGATTGACAACGACCGGACTCACGAACCATACCGGATTTGTATTGTACTTGTTGGAGAGATTGTATATGAGCGAAGTGCGGAAAGCTATCTCGATACGGTTGAGATAGCGCATGAGAAGCAGACGGAGGTCAAAATCGAAATAATAGAGATTGACCGCATCCTCGAACGATGCATCCTCGACATACTCGTGTGTCCGGTTGCGAAGTGCGGGATAAGATTTCTCAAACGGGAACAGATAAAAACCAAGGCGGTAATATCCTATATCCAAAAGGATTTCACGCGCCTTGTCTGCGTCATTGACAGTCAGACCTCTTGATTTTAGGAGGTCGAGCTGTTGTTCTATTGTCGTTGCTGATTTCGCCATATACAAATTTGAAGTATGCGAAATTACAAATATTCTGCGAGATGGAAAAACGAAACATCATCAGCGTTGCCGATTTTCGGCAACGTGAAATGCGTTAGGGATAGAAGCCGAATGGCCGAGACCTTAGACTCGGTTCACGATAGCCCGGCGCCGGTGGCGCAATGCCATAAACATTAGACCGGACAATATGAGTTGTCTAAATCAAGTTCAAAATGGTATGACCATCCATCACATTGACCATGTCGGGAGCCTCCCTCTAAGAAATCTGCATCAGGTACGACTTTCAGCCGGCAATGCTTCCGGTAAGCCTTTTCAAGCCAAATATAGGCTTGCTTGAGCGGTATCGGCTTTTCATAGCCAGAGTAATCCCAATCAGTTGCATTGACAATCTCTTTGGCGTAAAGAGTGTTTTCATCTTCTCGGTCTGAGGTAGCCGACCAAAGAAGCGTTTGAAACAAAGCCCAACCAAGCGGATGCTTCGGGCGAAAGAAGTACGGTATATTTTCGGGCAGTCCAACTGCCTGAAAAGCATACTTAGTGTTATCCATGACGTAAGCGCCCTCTGATTTGACTAAATCAAAGAGGGCAAAATGCAGTTGCATGAAGTCAGGGATAATTCGTTCCCCCGATTCTTCCATAACGTCGCTTGCAATATCCGAAGTGCAGACTTCGGAATTGTAAGGTAGTCTCAGGAGTTTTCGATAACAAAGACTCGCCAAACGAAGCGTCGCGTCGTCATACTTGGCCATAAATATCAGGCTTCAGTAAACTCGGCCCGAAGGCTGACGGCGTTGTTGATGGTTTCTTCTACTTCGTCCTGACGGAAGGAGAAGAACTGTGCGGTCTCGTCGTAATCGGCAATATCCCAGGGATTGATAGTGAAAAACGACAGACGCTGAGACGGGTCTTCAAGATCATACTTGATAAGCTCGTCGGCGTCGATGAACTTGACCGAACCATCGGTGAGGTCAACGTCAATGAACGAGTCCTCGCGGGTGGCGGCGTCAAGGCGCGTCCACTCATCGAGAGCAGTCAGGATATTGGTGCGGAGGGTGTTGTTGTCTGACATAATTTTGAAAGGTATAATATGCAAAGTTAGCGAAAATCAGCGAGACTATGACTGTTAAACATCAATTAAATCAGCACGGAGAATGATTTAATCAGAAAAATTCCGTAATTTTGCTGTATGGATATGTCAGACAGCCCGATAATACTCAAAAAGCGCAAGCCCCGCAAGTGTCAATGCTGCGGTGGCCGAGTGCTTCCGATACTCTACGGCTACCCCTCGCATGAGTCTTTTGAGGCCGGTGCCAGGGGAGAAATCATATTGGGCGGATGTTGCATACCGGATGACTTCGATAAACTCGAAGATTGGGTATGCAAGGAGTGCGGACAGCGTTATAAGAAAGAAGAATATCACAATGGATAGTATTCTTTGGGTCATATTCAGTTGGATAATGAAGATTGTCGTCTTATTGATGATAGTCTCCATCGTTGTATTCTTCTGCAAGTTTATATGGTCGATGGCAACGAATGGTGGCCGGAAGTGGTATTACTATGACCCAAGCAAGCCGTGGAAAGGAGGCTACTGGACTCCACTGTTGCCGAGGACTCCACCTTACAACGAATATGAATGGAATCCTGAAACATGCAGGTTCGAGCATAAGGAGACCGGAGATCCGCTATACTCCTGGCAAAAGCCTGTAACACGGCACGAAGTCTCACGGCCTCATACAAAGAAGAAGCGCCCCGAATGGCTGCGGTTCTTATTTGAGGAAACTCCGGCAACGCTTTTAGAAAAGCGTAGACGGAAGAAATGGAGCAACGAGAGAGAATAAAAAATCCGCGGATCCGCTGTATAGGTGGTTTCGCGGTTTTTCTTTGCGATAGGGATAGAAGCCTTTCGGTCGAGACCTGAGGCTCGATTCACGATAGCCCGGCAGCAGTGCCGCATCGCCATAAAACTTAATATAGTATTATAAATTAAGGGCGAAAGGTTTGCAGCTAAAATGTGACTCAGTATATCTTTGTCGGAAAAATTTATTATTTATGAAAATACAAGTTTCAGACGAGGTTAAGCACCTCTTGAAAAGAATTGCCATAGGCGCACAAGTCTATGGCGCATACACAACTATCAACAGAGAGGAAGATAGATGTGTGGAGTGGTTAGCAGCACATGGCTTAGTGAATATCACTGAGTTGGAGATAACGAGAGGCGGCAATTATATTGTAAGCCTCGTGGATGGTTGGAAAAAGAAAATTCAATAATCAAGATACACCTGATACAGACAGCGAGAAAGAATCGTGGAACGGGAATTTCTCGCAGCCGATGTAGAGGGTATCGAAAGCGTCAGTGCCGTCGGTGCGGTGTTCGAGCAGGTCTTCCTCGGACTCTGCGAGTTTTTCGCCGGACTTATCCTTGCGGAAGCCGTTGCGACCGTTGGAGACACCGGCTGACTGAATGGCAAGGATAAGGTCTTCATTGTTCGAGCGGTTGAAGAACGGCATGAGCCTTTGCTTTCCGGCGAAGGCGTTGTTAATGAGAAGATACTTCTCGTCGTGGTGCATCGGGTTTCCGAGGTACACGGACTCGATGCGCCAGCCATGCCGCTCGAACTCCTTAACCACATTATAGTGGAAGTCCTGGTCGTTGACGGCATAGTTTGAGCCGAGGGCCGTTGCATCGTAATAATAGACCACGGTCTTGTTGCGATGGGCGGCGTAATAGCGGCAGAAGTCCTCGACGAGTGCCGGAATCTTGCGGTCGAACTTGACGTAGAAGCTCTTGATGACATTTAGGCGGCGGTCGCGCGGCTGACCGGCGACAATCCAGTTGATGTTGGCGTTGTAATCCATGCCGATGCAGATGGGAGCGTCGGGGTCAACGTCCTTGTCGGCTCGTGCGTCGAGCGTCGAGAAGTCATAATTGTAACCGAGAGTATCGAGGTACTGATTATCGTTGGCATCGTACTTGTGGCCCTCACGCATCGAGGAATAGAAACCGTCCTTTGCAATTCCGATCCTCTGACAAAGGATAGAGGTTTGGAAGGTCAAAGGAGTAAGGTCGCGTTTCATCTGCTTTATGTAGTTCTCGCCGAGAAGCTGCAAGTTCTCAATCGAGGAATATTCGCGGTAATAGACCGCGACGGAGCGCATCTTATTGAGGTCGCGGTCAAGGCGACGGAGGTAGCCTTTGAGATACGGAGGCACCGGCTTCCCCGAAGCGTTAAGGGCGCGTATGCGCTCCTTCGTTCTCCAAATCTCATAGACTGTGGCCTCGATGGTCTTGATAAGCTCCGGATCCATTTTGTCGCGATAATGGAGGAACCAACTGCCCTTTTGGGTCTGCGGCATATCGCTCAATATCATAATTGAGTGATTGAAGGAGTGCTTTCCGAAGTGCGACTTGATGCCGCCGTTGGCCGGAAGCGTTTCGTCTTTTAGTTTGGCGTAGTCAATAAACTTCGCTTCATCGACAAGCAGCCACGAGAGCGTGAGCGAGTTTGAGCTGCCGGGTCGGTCCTGGGATATAATCACGGCGACCGACCCGTTGTAGAAAGATATGACGTGTTCATAATCTTTCGGGTCGATGATTGGTTGCCGGAAGGACTTCGGCGGTTTCCTCCCCACCACATAGTGTATGCCCTCGATGAAGCCCCAGCGCTTCCAAGCGGCGAGCAGCCCCGGAATGGTATTTGTCAATCCATGCTTGAATGTAGGCACAACGATGCCGCCTGTCGAGCCGGGCATACGCTGCATATTGCGCAGAACAAACGGCGCGGCTATGCTGTCCGTCTTGCCGGTGCGTCGCCCTGCGACGATAACGGTAGTGTTCGCGCCGATAAGCTGCGTGAGGCGTTGGGGCTTGTTAAAGTAAACTCTTTTTTGAGAGGATTCCATGAACAAAAATCGAGGGAAGGATGTTAGAATGATACTCGGTAAGGACGAAAATCGTCCATCAGCCTCCTTCGGTATTATCCAAGGAGGCTTTGTTTATTTTCTCGTCAGGGAAAAGCGAGTCAAATTCGAGGTCCACTTCCTCGAACTCGACATCTTCAATGTCGATGGTTTCGGCCCGGTATTTCTCAATCATAGCCGCGATTTTTTCGGTTATGTTGGGAATAGGCTCGATGCCGAGTACACGCGGATCATCGGTAGCCGTGAAGGGCTGAACGAGGATTTGGTCGAGCGGTATAGCCTGTTCGTCTTCGAGGTCAACGCGGTTGAGCTTGCCGTAGGCGGTAGCGGCGCGTTCCATGGTCTTACTGTCCTTACGCTTCTCGGCCATCTTGTATGTGGCGATAAGCATTTCATTGGTGCGCCAACGGTGGAAGTCGCGGGAGGCTGAGCCGAGCATCGGCAGCAGCGACTTCACCACGGCAAGGTCGGAATACGCCGTTGTGCGGTGTATTCCATGGCGCTGGCACACTTCGGCGACAAACTCGCGGTCGGTGCCGTCGGGGTTGGCGATGAACCAGTTATACATCTCACGGACACGCAAGACTTTCTCGACCATCTGGCCGGGATAACGGTCGCGCAGTTCGACCTCTTTTGTAAAGAGCTCGGCGCGGCAAACTTCAATCGCATTAGGGAAAGCCATAGTTACTCGTCGTCCTCCATGTCGAGCAGATTGCGGTGAGCGTTCTCGATAGCGAGCGGCGAGCCGACCTGTGCAAGCATCATTTCCTGAGAATGGAGCTTGACCTTAGAGGCGGCTTTGCCACGACGGTAAGCCTTGCTGACGTCGGTGCCTCGGTCGGCGATGTCGGAGCGCAGCACATCAGCCGGAATATCGAGTATCACGGCGATGTCGGATATTTTGAGGTAGATTGAGGCATACTTCTCAATCTGCTGTAATTCGGTCTCGGAATAAGTCATGGAGCGGTACTGAATGATTTGTGATAAGGTCGTTGACTTGTGCGTGGAGATTTGCAAAAATCTCCGGCGAAGTGGAGATAAACGCCGACTCGTGGCGGTTGCCACGGGTCAAGTTCTGTGAGGTTATGACCGAAACAGTATCTCCGGCTTCGGATTTCACCAACAAAATCTTGCTGTGGTTGTCAGCAAGATAGGTGCGCTCGATAACCTGGGTGATGAACGCCCAGAGTTTTAGCGTCTTGTTGGTAGCCTTGTGGTCGAGCACAAGGTTAATCCGGCTCACGCGCTTATCCTTTGTGATGAAGAATAAGCGCCGAAGAAATTCCTCCGATATGGAGAAAGAAGTCTGCCATACCTCGGCGACGCCGACTTGACCCAAAATCCATTCGAGAATGTCGGCAACCTGCACGGCATTTGAAAGGTAAGCCTGAAAAGGCGTCTCTTTCAACGGTCGGAGGATTTGGTTGATGTTGGCACTCCTTTTCATTTCACGGACTTCTTGGTGGATTTCTTAGAAGCACCGGCGGCGGAGCGTTTGGCTTTTGCCGATCGCGAGGGAACGGCATCGGGGCCGGGGGCAACAAAATGGTCGTATTCCTCCCAGTTCGCGTGAAGTTTCTTGTCGAGCGATATAAGTTCTTTGAGGAATGGATAACGCTCGGAGTCCGGGCAGGGCGAGTTGTCAAGCGAGAGCGAGCGGAGGCGCAGATGCAGCTCGCGCATACGTTGGAGAAGCGAAAGGTTCTCAACGTACTTCGCCTTGATTTCATCAGGCAGAGCGTCGTGGTCATCGCGCTTGCCGAGGCGACGTTCATCTTCCGGCACGGTAGAAGCATCGTCGGTCAGATGATGCTCGTCGGCGATGGTCGCCACCTGCGCGGCCATTTCCTCGACCTGCGCATGGGTCAGGGCTTGAACGCGGAAGTTGTAATACTTTTGAAGCTGATACTCGATAAACTCGGCTTTGCCCGAAGGATTGGCAATAAGATTACGGTACATAATCTGATTGCCCGACAGCTTCAAAAGGTAAAGAGCGCCGACAGCATAGTCGCGCTCGTCTTCCGGCTTTTCAAGCCATTGCTTTATCTGTTCAGTGAATTTGTGGTCCATTGTGGGGTCATAATTTATTGTTGATGCCTGTGAAAAACACGAGGTTGTAACCGAGTGGAAGAAGCAGCTCTCGCATCGAGATCATCGTGGCGCCGGAGGTAACAAAATCGTCGAACACGATTAAGTTACGCTCCTTTGGCGGTTCTTTGCCGAAGGTAAAGACAGCCCCGACACGATGTTTCGAGTGGCACTCGGCGACATCTTCGTAGAAGGGTATGCCGAGAAGTTCAGCGAGCCGGGCAGAAATGAGCGAAGCGAAGTTGCGCTGTTTGTGGCGACGCTTGGGCGAGGTAACGATGGCCCAGTCGCCGGTGGCGAGCGAATGACCGAGGATTTGCCGGATAAGGGTATTCATGCCCTCGGCAAACTTCTCGACCATATCGGGGTCGCTCTTGATGTCGGTAAGGGTGCGCCCGTACACCGACTTCTTCCAGAGCGAGATTATGCCGAACTGCGGATTGCGGTAGGAAATTCGCACCTTGTTAGGGGCGAAATCGCAACGGGCCTCTGCCTGTTGCACGTCTTTCCATGCAGCACGTTTCTTCTCGGCGAACAGGTCTTTGGCCGGAGTCGCAGAGCAAAAAGAAGCGTCAAGGTCGGGAACGTCAAGCGAAGGCACTTCGATGTCGTTCAACATCTCGTCCAACGCTAATGCTCCCTCCCTGGCGCTTCTTGGTTTCATGGGGAGTGCTGATTAGGGCTTCGCCACTTCAGGCGAGCAGTAAACAAGACCATCCTCGGTTTCGAGCGTTCCGACATAGAAGGGTGCGGGCACTTCGTCGGTAGCCTCGACATTGATAGTGGTGGACGTTGTGCCGGTGGCACCTTGACCGAGGTCCTGGGCGACAGTAGCCTTGGTAGTCCACTTATCATTTCCGAGGACCCGGAAGTTGCCTTTCATATCCTCGACAATAAAGACGTTGTCTGTATTGTTGATGTAGGCAGCGGCGGCGGAAGCCTCCTGACCTACACCGGGATGAACGGCAACGAGCTTGTTGAGCTGCGTCTGCGAAGGGAGTTCACCCTGCGCCTCCGAAGTGAGCTGCGACTTGTCGGGCAGAATGTCGATATACTTCCACGTGGTATCGGCGAGCAGGGCGAAGTCGCCCACGAGCACCGAGGACGTTGCACGTCCGAGTTCATCACGGGGAAGTTGCGGAAACGTAACGATGTACGATTTCGCAATGTAGTATATGCGACGTTTTACGCCCGGCAGCTCGGGAGTGCCTTGGCACCACCCGAGCGATTTCTGAATTGAGGTACAGACTTTTGCCATAGCGATTGCTGATTAGACGGTTAATTCGATGGCCTTGAAGCGTCGCTTGTCGATGGACTCGAACTGAACGCCGAAGAACATAGTGGCGATGTACGAGAGGATGAACGGTTCATACTCCTTGACCATGATGTTCTCTACATCGCCCATCTGGTCGAAGCCGACGAGCATATAGGACTTCGGGCATACGTGGATATACTTCGAGTCCATCTTGTTGTAGAGGGGGACCAGTTTCAGGCGACCATTGGAGCCTTCTACGGAAGTCTGGTCATACTGGGTATTGTATGCAATACCTCCGTGGGTCATCAGGTAGCCCTCGTTATACTTGTCTGCGAAGTCCTGCGAGCAGAACATATACAGTTCCTCCTTACGCAGACGCGGGTCGAGCGAGAAAAGAATGGACTTGGCAATATCGACGGCGTTAGCCGAAGTGATAGCCTCGTCAATCTTCATGTAGTTGCCGAGGTCGGCGGCAATGGCACCGGCGGCAATCTCATTCTCTGTGATGGTATCGAAGCCATCAAAGAGATCTGCGGTGGTATCACCGGCAGGATTGCGCTTGCCGTTCCACAGAGCATCGTTCAGATGCTCGGCGAGACCCTTGGCGATAAGGGCGAGCACGTGGAGCGCGGTGGGCGTGGTCATCTGACCGTCGCCCTTGGTGGCACCGGTGCCGAGCAGCGTGGAGATAGCCGAGTTAGGTTCGAACTTGGCGACAACGGAGCCGAAGTAAGTCTCCAGGGTGCGGAAATCAAGATTGAGGTTGAAGTCCTGCGAGCGCGAAGGCTTGTAAGGAGCGAACTGAGCGTCGCCGCTGATGGAGGCGACCTCCTCCTTGTATCGGATGCCGGGGCGACCGGTCATATACTGCAAGGACTCCTGTATGCCGATAATCGGCAGCATGAGAAGGTCCTTTCGGTAGATAGTCGCGGCTTCCTGATACTGCTGGAGCGTGAATGTAAGTTTACCTGCCATAATATAGGTGGGGTTAGATGTTAGACGAGATTGAAAAGTTTGCGGGCGGAGTTGATGGTCTCGCAGTAAGCCTCGGCCTCGGACTTGGGAGCCGGTTCGCCTTTGGAGCCGTTATCGACAATCTGCTTGGAGTTGTCGGCAGGCTTCTGGGCGAGCTTGGCCTGAAGGTCGGCGATAGTCTGATCCTTGGCCTTGATTTCGGAGTCTTTGGCTTCGAGAGCGGCCTTCTGCTCGTTGACGGTCTTATCCTTGTCGGCGAGAGCATCTTCGATAGCATCGAGCTGTACCACGGTCACGGTCGCTGTACCGTCGGACACGGTCAGCGGCTTGTCGGCCAGGATTGCCGACAAGAAGGTATAGGTCTTTATCATTGCGGTGGTGATGGGATTGGTGGACGGTTTGAAAAGCGAGGCTATGGCCGTAAGGAACTTGCCGAACAGACTCTCGCGGTCGGTATCGGCGAGTGGAATATTGGGTATTGGCATACCCTCGGAAGCCATAGCGGAAGCGAGTGCATCGGTGAGTTTGGGCGCCGGTTCATCGGCAAGGTCGGTGATTTCATCGACGAAGCCCCAGTCGAGGGCTTCCTTTGCCGTGAGCCAGCCTCCGACTTTCATCAGGGCGAGAAGGTCTTCGGGCTTACGTTTGCAGCGGGCCGCATAGAGTTGGGCGCAGTTCAGGTCGAGCTTGTCGAGGTCGGCCTTGATTTTCTCGCAGTCGGCTATGAGCGTGGCGAACTGAGCCGAATTAAGGCTGCCCCACTCGAAGAAGGCCATCGAGCACTGATGCACCAGGTACATCGCCCCGGCGTCAATGGAGATGTGAGCCGCGCCGAGCGAAGCGATGGTTGCGGCGGAAGCATTGAGGCCCACGAAATGCACATTGACATTGCCGTGGTTCTTGAAGGCTGCGGAGATAGACAGGCCGGTGGCGAGAGACCCGCCGAGGCTGTCGATAAGGACGTTGACCTGCTTGCCCTCGTTCTTGGCGAGTTCGCGGTCAACGGTCGAGCGGTCGAAGTCGTAGCCTCCGACGTAGCCTTTGAGTGAGATGTGATATGCGGTTTTAGACATGGCAAAACTAACTTTGCCACGAAGTTACCGCTATATATAAGGAGGCGAAAAGACAATAAAAAAGGCCCGTAGCGTGATGCTACGAGCCGGAATATTTATATTTTGAAATTGTCTTATCGCTTTAATAACTCGATATTTACATATCGGAACGGATTACGGATTGTCATGTATTCGGAGAGGTCTAATCCCAGATAAGGGCTGTCGGGAACCGGACGACCGGTAAATGCCTTGCGCATGGTCGTAAGGTAGGGACATTCGATATAATCCCACTTCAAATCTGTGAATACCGCCACGACGATACCATCGGCGACGCCCAGGGCATATTCGGCCTGACGCACAATATCAAGGTTTACCGTCCAATATTTGCGCGTCATTTCATATACATTCTCACGAATGAACATCGGGGATGTGTCCTTATCGGCATGATAGGACTTGGATATATTGAGCAGAACGACCTTGTCGTTGGGAATTTCAGGTATTTTGAAAGTTTCGGTTTTCATATTTTGCGTTCAATAGATTGCAAAATTAGTGAAAATCTCTGGATTATACACGGCAAAAGAGCCTTCCCTTTCGGGAAAGCCCTTTATGGAGAGAGGGAGGAAAGGGGTCAGATGTTGCGGAACACGTTATTGTTGGCGCCCATCGAGTAGTCGTACATGAACAGTTCGCGTCCGAAGGCTTCGTAGTCGAAGTAGCGGGCGAGGTCGCCCATCTCGCTTTCGAGATTGTAGCACTCGCTGATGATGTGCCGGGCGAAGTCTTCTTCGCTGTCCCACTCGCCGCAGTAGGCTTCCTCGAAGTTGTCGAGTTCGTCGTGGAACTCCATGTAGTCATCGACGGCCTCCTGACCGTGCTTGTCGCACATATCCGAGTATTCGAGAATATGGTCGAAGTCGTCCTCCGACATGAAGCCCTCGTTGTACCACTGGCGGGGGAAGCCCTCGTAGTCCTGGGCCATCAGCTCCGGGTCTTCCTCGTCGGCGTGGATCGCCTGGCAGAATTCGATGAAGTCGTCGTAGCTGTTGAAGCTGCTGAGGTCAATCCACAGACCGCAGAGCGAGCCGTCGTTGTACTTGCCGTAAGTACCGACATAGACGGAAGGTTCACCGTCGCAGCTGCTCTTGTGCCTTGCGACTGCATCCTGAAGGTCGGCTACCGTGTAGCCCAGTTCGCTGAGTCGTTCTTCGACTCTTGGAGTGATGTTGAGTTCTCCGAATTGTAATCTCATTGCTGTAAAATTTTGAGGGTTTGACATTTGGTTCATTTTTCAAGTTTTACGTTGCAATAATTGGGAGAGCTGTGGAAGCGGAATTGCAGACGTTATTTCAAGCCATCGGCGGTAAATACTACCCGGAGGGTGGAGATTTATGAAATGTTGTTTGCAATCCCGGAGGGCGAGCCACCGGCGAAGTCTGCGGTCAGCCCTACCTTTGCGACAGGAAAACTAAATGAGCCAACTGTCCCGAAAAATCAGCAATAAGATTATGGAGGACTCAACCCAAGAGTCAGAAGAACCAGCGGACGCGGCGAAGCCGGACCGGAAGGAAAAGTCGAACAAGAGCGGATGCAGGTGCGCCTGACGAGTATCTGTGTCGGTGCTTACGAATATGGCAAGTACAATGGCGGCGTGTCGTCAGTGGTTAGACCGGTACGGCCAACGGCTACGACACCTTAGACTGTAAGGCGTTCCACATAGACAGGCAGACCCTCTCCTTGATACAGGCATGGACTACGAAGGAATCCACCGCATACCTCTGACCCACGAGGGCAATGTCGGAGAACGACTGTGCCGTTGAAAACGGTCGTGCGACTGCGCGGTCGGGAACCGTCAACCGATGACGGAGTCCCTGACGATCACGGCACCCGAAGGGATACTGCGGAGCGTGGGACGGTTCACCCGGTGCATCATCGGCTACCGCTATAAAAGCGGGCTACCTTGACCGCCCGACCACGGAGCCGTGCTATTTATGACTGCTCGTTGGGAAAGCGCCAACAAGTTCCGCATCATCTGACCCCTCCCTCTCGACTACCGCTGAAAAGGCTATCCCGAAAGGGAAGGCTCTGCCTCCAAAAACAAAACCGCCTACCTGTCTCAGGCAAGCGGTCTCGATACTTCAAAATCTGTAATGACCTTTGCCGCATCCCTGCGGCAAAAAGATTGGGACTGGTTTTTGATGCAAAAGTTATATCACGCACGGCACCATCGACTTGATGGAGACGTGTTTTATTTCGTATTCATACCCGGCGGCGTCGCCCGACGGCAAGCCGGTCCTCTGATCACACTCGACTGTCGGGTGTGGCGCTTCGAGCGAGCCGACGAGAAAGGAATTGTCGTTGACATCGGTAACGACAAAACCGAGAGTGGCTGACCGGGGAAGTTTCTTATCGGTAAGGAACTTCAAGGTGGCGGTGTCCTGGTACCCGGCACCGTCCTTCTTGGTCTGACACTCGCAGGTCGGCTCGTCGAAGAAGGCTATCGGGTGAATGTCCGTGAGGACAGCCACCGTCATGCCGCAAATGGCAGAGAGGTCAACTCGCCTCGGCAGATGCCGGCAGTCAATCCAGCCGATAGCCTTTATTCCGGGAAGTATCTGTGTCGATGTTCTCATTGTCGGGGAAATTTCAGAAAATTCAGAATTGAAATTTTCAGGGTCTGAAATCAAGTAGATTTTTTACGGGAATATGAACTTTTCGACCACTCGCGCTTGGAATAGACGTTGCGCTGACGCTGATAGCGTTTGGCGATGGCGTTCCAGTTCGTCTCGGTCATCTCGATGCCGTGCTTCTCCATCCACGCATAGATAAGCTCGTCCTGGCGTTTGGAAATCTTTCCGAAGTGGTGCAGGTCGCTCCATAGCTGAATATCGAAGCGGTTGCGGATGATACTCAGCAGGGACGAAAGAGCGTGTTGCGGCAGGTAGTTGAAGACTTCCGGCGGTCGATTGCGGA